GCCATTGAGAAAACCAAAGAACAATTAATATTTGAGTTTGAAACAGATCCGCAGTTAGACATGGGTATGGGCATATCTTTTGAGCCCGAAGCCGAAGACGACCTTGACAATTAATAAATAATACCCCATATTATAATTATCAGTAGCTTGATAAGTGCTGACACAAACAATTAACTGCTTAAAAGGAGGGTTATTATGACTTTTGACTTATCACCATTATTACGTTCTAGCGTTGGATTTGACGCATTTGACAAAATGTTTGACAATATGTTCAAGCATGGCGACACAGCGTCTTCTTATCCACCCTATAATATAATAAAATCTGACAACAATTACACTATCACCATGGCCGTAGCTGGTTTTGCTTTCACGCTCTTTTGCCTTTAGATCAGCGTGTTGGTTCTTTGCTCGCTCTTGTGCCCGTCTAGCCTCTCTTTGTTCCCTCTTGGTTTGTAGGTCAATAGTGTTTTGGTCTGGCTGCTTTTTATCAGAGAGCACTGCTTTTTAGCTGCTTGCGGCATCTAAAGCAAAGCACCTGTGCAGAACAAATAAAAGCAGTTGTCCAATCCCTGAAACCTTAGATTCCATGGTTGGTCTGCACTCCTGCAAGTCGTACTAAATGGCTGGCCACAGCAAAAAGGAGGTCCAAAGTCCTTTGCACAACTGGGTTGTTTTTTGGTTTGCTGCCGAATCTGCTTTTTGATCGGCAGCCAAAAAGCAAAAGGTTTTAAATTTTGGCGGTCTAAGCAATTAGGAATAAAGCTTCCTGTATTCCTTGAGTTCTGCTTGCAACCGGTCGCAAGCATCCAATGCAGCAGCGGCAACAAGATAAGGATCGGCTCCTGACATGATCAGTTCTCTTCTGATGCGTCTGGTCGGGAGTGATCTGTCAACGGTAACCATGAAAAGTTCCGTAGTTACTTACGAACTATAACGAAACCATGCAAATACTTTTTTACTTGGTCTAAACGCTGACCAAAAAGCTAGCTGCCACCTTTCAGCATTACCTCTGTAACGACTGGGACGAGAAGCGAGGCGACGACTGCAATCACAAGGACTTGCGCCATTCGTTTCTCCAAGTCATTCAGACGTTGAAAAATCTCTTTGTAGATCTCTTTGGCGTCGTCTTGGTCGTGCTCTAGCTCTTTGATCCGATAGGCCAGAGTTTCGTCATTGATCACCTTTGCGACCCCCTTTTTTGCGCGGTTTCATCTGTCCTACCAGCTTAAGGACAAGTTCGATGACGCTGTTTTGACTGAGTTTCTTATTCATCCCAATCAATTCAGACGCTGCCGCAAAGACAACCCAAAACCAAGGTTCCTGAAGTAATTGGAAATTCATTCGTCAGGTCGTGTCTGTGTCCAGCATATTTGCGATACATACTGGTGCAAGACCTCTGCACTGGTGATGAGTGCCTGACCTTAATCAAGAGCTTGAAGAACTCCATGCTTCTGTTGTTCGTGCTGTCCGTGACCGCATTGATTCCGGCGAACAGACAAACGATGACCTGCGTACTGCCATGCAGTTGCTTAAGCAGAACAGCATCACATCCCAGATCGATAAAGACACTGCTGCTGAACTCAAGTCTCAAATGGCGCGAAAGCTTGACTTCTCCGCTTTAAACAACAAGGTCGTTCCAATCAAGCCCGACGGCCAGAAGAAACACGGCTAACACCGCCATACGAACGGCCTATCGATTTACTTGGTAGGCCAAGAGCTAAGGCATCAATGCTGGCACCTGTTTCATCAGCAGCCATTTCGATTTGCCATTGCCACATCTCATAATCACGATCGGCTGCAACACGGTTCTGATCTTGTTGTGCTGCTTCAGTAAAGAACTGAACTGCAAGGCTTAAGGCGTCAATACGGTCATCAGCAGCTAAGGCGCCGCGTTCTGTCGTAATACGGCTCATCTGGAATAACAGCGACCGTTCATAACCACGATCGCTATTGCGTTCTGCTTCCTGGTAGTCCTTACGGATTAGATCAGAACTCATCACCAAACGATGCTGCTGAATGATCGGGGCAAGCGTGTCGCAGATCCGGCGTTCCTTTTGCTGGCTGACACGGACCTCTTCAATGCCACAAGGATGAACCTTGTTCATGACTGGCGATAGCAGTGCTTCAAACATCCCATCGCCAAAGTTGGCTTCCACAACAACCTGCGTGACATTCCAGCGCTTAGCTCGCATCGCAAGCAGCTTCAGCACTTCATCGGCATAACCCTGAGTAGTGCCGCCAGATTCCAGGACAAACATGTTGCCGGCATATTCAGCAACGATCGCCCATGCCAACTCGTCCTTGCCTCGACCTGCAGGGTCAACGGCCATGACACAACGCCAAGTTTCTTTGGCATCCACCCAGCCTTGAGTAATCATCGGCCGGTGGTAATGGCGATCAGCACCAAGACCAATCGATACCAGATCAGCAATGCGTTGGTCTGGTCCTGATGCCCAGCTAACCGTTTGCGGTAAAGCCTTGCCATCAAGATCCATACAGATCAGATCACCCAATCGGATTGGATATTTCTCCAGCGTGCTCAGCCTGCAATCGAGCATGTACTGCAATTGCACTGATGCCCTGGTCATGGACATCTCGCGCTTCAGCAATTCGTCATGACCAAAGCGTTCTGGATCTGTTGGCTGTCCAGCTAGCGATGGATCCTCTTCAATTTCAGCTGCCATGACGGGATCAAGGCAACCTTCATACGTTTCTAAACCGTCTTCACCATTGGGATCTGGATAGCGTGCTGGCCACAGACGTTGTGAGTAATTACGCTCACGTCGCATCCGTAAATACAAGCTTGATTCAAGGTGCGGCGTACCAAGAAAGATGGTTTGACGCGTTAGTTCACCATCAACCGCTGGTTTTCTAATTGCCTCAAGTTCAGTAATGGCCGCGGCTAAACGTTCTTGCTTCAGCGTTGTGATCGAGTTGCTAAGCGTTTCAACGTCATCAGCAATGGCAACAGTGCAACGCTTCCCGGTCAGCGACGGACTGAGGATGCCCACTGCTCGGACGCTCGGGCTCTGATCCACAACGCTCGGTCCAACGTCCCATGCGTTGACGGATCCACGGCCATCAGGCAATGGCTGCAATGACTGGAGGATGTCAATGTCCCGCACCAACCGCAACATCCATGTCGAAATTTCGATCGCTTTATCTGCGGTCGCGCCAACCAAGAGAACCTTCTCTCTGAAGGGATCACGTCTCAAACGCCATAAGGCATAACAACCCGTGAGAAAACTTTTCCCACATCCTCGATAGGCCGTAATGATCTGCCTGTCTGGTCCGTGCTCTAAATAATTAAGGATCTCCAGCTGTTGTTTGGTTGGTGTATCTGCCAGGTTCAATTCCCTAAGCAGATAACAAGCAAAATTACGAAGTGGTTCCAGCTCAGGCGGCAGTGGTTCCCACATCAACCAATTCTTAGTTTCGATTTTTTAGCAGTCTTGGCTGCATTTTTGAAATCTTGATTTGATGGTGCGCCAGCTTGACCAGGCTTACGTGGCTTTTTACCTGCTGCTCTGCGCTTACGGATGTTGTCGTACAGACCTGGCTTGCTCATTGGTTTAGATGTCAGTGATTACAACGGGTTTTGCCTCGCCACCAGTCAGTTGCGGGCTTTTGACTTTTTTGCAGGTGCGGGCTCTTTGTCAGATTCCGTATTTGGTTCTGCTGGTGAGAAGTTACCTAACCCTGGTACATAGATCGTTTTTCCAGTCCGTTCAACGTATGCCTTCGCTTTGGTTTCTGCTACATGCGCTGGTACAACTGACTCGCAGCCCAATGCAGCCCGATAGTTGTTTGGCAGATAAATCGAACCAGTAGCCATTGCAATGCAGTGGTGCAGTCCATTTATTCTGCCTTAAAACAACAAACGCTTCCAGATCTCGAAAGACCTAGAAGCATTTGCGACACACCACACGGAGAGACCGTGCGGAACCAACAAGGAACCACCCCTGCCGGCCATTGGATTTTACCGGTAGCAGTCTCTGCAATCCAGCACAATCCTTTCCCGTAATTGGTTCGCTTTGGGTTCAGCTAGGTGAAAACTCGTCACCCATCCAATTGCTTCAACGCCATACAGACTTACCTTCACTTCAACTCGACCATCTTCAAGCTGCGTGACTTCTGTCATTTGCTTTTAAACGTTGATAACGCAAGTGGTTATAAAGACGCCTTTTTGTCGTGCGACATGGGTTACATGTCCATCGACCACGCCTTACTTTCTGACCTTCTAAGCGATACACCATTTCTTCGCCACAACGCGGGCAAAACATCTTCTCCGGTTCGTTCATCAAGCCTCCTGAAATTTTGACCAAAGGTGTCCGCGCTCTCGCTCTTTCCCAAACCCAACAACGTAGGGGTTAATCGCGTAGTAATGCCCTGCCCCGCGATCAACCTTGATTCTTCTGACAAGGTGATGTTTGGCTAGGCGTGAAATGGTGCTGCAGATGTCTGCTGCCTTCTGATCCGTCATGTCCGCCAGTTCGGCTTGCGTGACGTGGATCTGACCTGTCTTCCAATCTGCTTGGGCAATCAATGCCATGAATACAGCTGAATCCCGCAGTCGTAACTCCCGTGTCCGGGTCAACTCCATGATCTTTTGTACGTCATGGATGAAAACCATTCCCCAACCCAGGAACTCTGGTGACTCTCCTGTCAGCATAGTTCTAGTAGTGCACAAGTGATGAACAACCGAAAAACTAAGTTGACTTTGTATTTGGGTCAAGCGGTTCCCCACCACCACAGAGCTAAAACTCAAATCTCTTCTTGATCTCTTAGGTCAACACTCTCACCACATTGGGCTAACCAACCCGGGCACTGCCGCTGGCAATTTGTCCACTTCCCGTTTTTGGGGTCGCATCTTGTGATGGGTTCCCCTCTCTGCGCGGGACCGATACCCCCCGCGGCCGGCCTGCAGATCCTGGCTGCGCAGAAAAAAAAATGGACAGGGGGGCGGGTCTGATCGATAGGGGTAGGGGGGGTATGTCCTTCCTTTCGGCAGCTAATCGGCAGACAAACCAG